GATGACCTTACTGGTCTGGATCAGACTGCAACGCTTGATAAAGTCACAGTCGGGGTACGCTCAGGCAAAGGCCTGCACTGCTACCGAAGGCTCAAAGTGGCTGGCATTGGGACTAAGCCAACAGAACAGCGCGAGTTCGTACAGCTACTCGAACGATGGATGCTCTCGCTTAGTTCATCCGCAGACATCAAGTGCAAGAACCCGTCAAGAATCTTACGAGTTCCTGGAACTCTAAACTGGAAAAACCGAGAACTGCCTCGGTTGGTTGAACTCGCAAAGTACCCGCCAGAAGCCTCCAGAATCGTCAAGGAGACGACATCCGCCCATCCATGGGGTGATGAGTGGTCTCGCCTTTTGATATCAGCCAAAGCGGGAGACCTTCCGACACGCGAGCGTGGTAACTGGAACATTGGAAGATACAAACACGGGGACTACCTGATGTATTGCTTTAACCACGCGATTGTCGGCATCGAGCAAATGCGGACCATGGGGATGGTCGCACATGCCGAGGAGTGTCGTAAACTCGTAATCACTGCGCTGGACACGCAGGATTTGTCAGTCTAGAGGATTACTTATGGATGAACTTTCGTTAGACGATCTCCGGCTTATGGTGGCCGGAGACATGGAAACTCATGCTCGCATCATCGCGCATGGCGAGCATCACTGGGACAAACTGTGGCAACCGCATCCTGCATCAGGAGGCGTCTTCGGTGGCCGTAATAACGCGCTTGTCACGCTCCTGGGATTCTTCCGTGCGAAGCGCTACAGCATCGATGTCGCACAGCTGCAAGCAGTGTGGTGGAGCGACACTTACTGTGACCCGCCACTCGAGCGCGAAGTCATCCTCGAGACCGTTGGACGATTCTGGAGTCAATGGGCAGCAGGTTCAGTGCCGGATGACCTTCCAGGCGGACAGACAGTCGCACCGTGGGAAGTGTGGGACTGGAAGCGAATGGAGACCGAGGAGGCGAAACTCGGTGAACAGTCCTGGCTGATTCCGAACGTGTTGTCTACTGGTGGCCTGCATTATCTTTCATCTCCACCAGGGAGTGGTAAGACGTGGGTCATCTGCGATCTGATTCGCGCATGTTGCTTTGGTGGCTCATGGCTCAACGAGTTCGAGATTCCGCAGACAAAGGTTTTGTACATCGATGAAGAGATGGGCGTCCAGAAGGTCCTACAACGGCTCAGGAAGCTCGGAATGCGTTCGGCTGAAGGAATGGGCTACTTGAACCGAGTCGGCGTCAGGTTCGACAATGCGCTCGACGTCGAACGCGTTGTCAAACATTGTCAGGCAACAGGTGTAGGTCTGGTGATGATTGACTCTCTGGTCCGCATCCACGGCATGGATGAGAATGACAACAGCCAGATGAGGAAGTTGTACGACGCGTTCAAGAAACTCCTCGATGTCGGAATCACTGTCCTGATCGCTCACCACAATCGCAAAGGTGGCACGGACTCGACGGTCAAGCACGAAGGAATGCGAGGTGCTGCTGAGATTGTCGCAGCTGCTGACATGGCGTACAGCGTCGAGAAGCAAGCGAACGGCCTGTACCGCATGTACGTGACGAAGGGCCGTCTAATCAGCGATGAGGATGCCATCGATGTCACATTTGAAATCAGGGATGAGGATGGTCTCACGAAGGTCAGGACGCTCGATGCCGGCGCCAGGAGCGAAGTCATTACACAAGAGATTCGCTCGAAGCTCATTGAACTGATCAGCGACTCACCGGGCATTTCGCAGGCACGTCTGGCGGAGTTATGTGGCGGTCGAAAATCGGTCGTCGCAGCTACACTTGCGGACCTCGAGGCCAGTCGAATCGTGGCTTTTGACAAGGGTCCCAGGAACGCAAAACTGTACCGTCCGACAGGGCTTTTATAGGCGTTTGACCTGTTCCCACGACCTGTTCCCGACCTGTTCCGCCCTTAAGGATAAAGAAACGGGAACAGGTGGGGAAAATCCCCCCTTTGGAAACCCCCCTGCCAGCATGGTTAGACGCTTGCTGGCTTAGGGGTATGAGTTGAAACTGTTCCTGCGGGCCGGGCGCTTACGCTGGCCCACGGAACAGCATCAACTTCTTCTTGACAGGATGGTTTGATGTTTGGTATCGTTGACATGTTGGTGGTGGTAATAACCTTTGGATTGGTAAATTGAGACCATCACCAACATCAAACGAGTGGCCGTATGGCCAAAGGAGTATGAGAGTTATGGGTTTCTTTTCTAACGCCTCGTTCAGCGATGGCAGCTCACAGTTTGAGTCAGCACCTGCTGGCGTATACGTTTGCCGATTGGCGAATCTCGACTCGGTTGATCGTCCTTCATACGATGACCCGAACGTTATGGTCCCTAACTTCAAATTTACATTTGAGACCACAGAGTATGGCGACTCTGCTGGCAATGCTTACCGCTTTTTCAAGTACACTCGTCAAGGTTACGGCAACGACAAGCAAGCACTGACAATCCTCCTCGATGGCATGCTTGGACGCCGTCTGACACAGGCGGAGTTTCACCAGCTCGATGTTGATGATCTTCTTGCAAAGCAGTGGATGGTCACTGTAGACGCCAAGATGAACACCCGTGGCAATATGACCAATGCCATCGTTTCTGTGAGTCCTGTGACATCTAAGAAAAAGCTGACAAAGATTGCACAGCCAACCATCAAGACTGATGACATCGAAGACCCCTTCGGTGAGGATGCCAGCGAGTAACCAAGTCTCCCGGTTGCCGACACTCGCTGACAGCCAGGCACACTCTTACGCATGGGGTGTGCCTGGTGTTTTTACTTTGAAGGGGAAATCAAAGTGGCTAAGTATCCAACAATCGAGGAGCGGGCAATGCTCCTCATGAAAATCAAAGAACTAAGAGATGCTGGCAACAGCATCAGCCGAACCGCTCAGATCATGAAGATGACACGCGGAACAGTCCAGAGATGGATAAGTGAGGGACAACCCGAGAGGGAAGTGAAGAAGATGGATCCTTACATCTCCTTCGATGAGAAAACCGCAATTGTAATCCAGTGGGCTGAACTCATTGCAAACGGTGCAAGCAGGACAAAAGCAGCTGAGACAGTCGGTTATCCGACAATGATGCTCAATCGATGGCTGATGTCAGAACCTGCACTGCGTGTCGAGTTCCAGGAATGTGTTGGCAAGAAACAGAACAATTGGGGTGGGCGGAAGAGCTTTGAGCAAATCCTAGTAGACGTACGCGCAGGGCGTCCCGTGTGGCGTGATGGTGCTAGGTTCAAGCTTCAACTGGTGGAATCTGCACTAATGCGCTACGAGTTCGATGGCGCGAATGTTTGGCGATGCAAGGGCTTCGCGACACTATCGGGCAACGATGTCCTGGCGAGAGATTGGATGGTGATCGAATGACCTTTGAAAACGTAATGTATGAGCTAATGCTCTGCAAACCGATAAGGCGTTCATCATGGAACAATGGCGATTATGTACGCTATTACCATGCCTCGAGGGCATTTTTTCTCCATACGGATGATGAGAAGATAAAACTCGAAGGATTTACACTCTACACAGATTGGATGAGCGCGGACGATTGGATGGTCATTCGATGAAGTTCGCAGAAATAATCGAGCCATTGATGCATGGCAAACCAATCACTCGCGCATCGTGGGACCATGAGTTATACATTCGGTATGCCGACCTATTCGAGGCATTCGTGATGCATGCGGATGGTGAGTCAAAAACCTTACAGGGTCTCACACTCGATCCTGAATCCATGTTCGCGGATGATTGGATGTGGGGTGAGTTCCACCCGGTCAAGGATGAGATTACATGGACGCAGACAAAGTCGTAAGGAGCATCATGGCGAAGCCATGGGCCAACACGTACCAGTTGCTCAAGGCAATCGGAGCATCTAGTCAGGTCATCGATGAGACATGGCGCGACTACCGTCGCAAGTACATGCGCTCTCAGCGATGGCAGGATATTCGCACCAAAGCACTCGAGCGCAGCTGTAGGACATGTGAGCAGTGTGGCCGTCGACAGGACGACGGCTACAAGCTTGATGTGCATCATGTGACGTACATCCGACTCGGCGGAGAACAAATGGAAGACGTTGAGGTGCTGTGCTACATGTGCCACGGACAAATGCACTACAGGCGCAAAGTGCGTCAGGATGCGCCAGAATAGACACATGGCACGAGGTAATACAACAGATCCGGAGATTCTTGCACAGGTAGAATCAGCGCTCATCGCCGGTCAAAGTCCATCTGTGATTGCAAGGTCGTGTGGTCTACCACGCACGACCATCATTTCCATCAGGGACAGAATGAAGGCTCCTGTCGAAGGAAGTCGACACGATATCAGCTCGACGATACTGCCGACAAAGTCTCTTGATGACCTTCTGACCTCGGTACTCGAGGACAGCCTGAAGGCGCTCCAGGCTATAGCACGAACGGCGCAAAGTGAGAGGTACATCAATGGTCAATCAGCTGCCCAAATTGCAGCTCTCCATGAGCGCATTGCGAACTTCTCGATTCAACTTCTCTCCGCCGCAGCAGAACCAGCCGAAGACCAAAACTAGCGCACAAACATCGACGTGTTACCTCGACTACCTTCGAGACACGTTACCGGCTGGATGGTCATACACTGCGCGTCATCTCATCGCGATCGCTTCACACCTGGACGCAGTGGAGCGTGGTGAGATTGACCGACTCGCGATTCACATGCCACCACGTCACGGGAAGACTGAGACAGTTACCGTTCGTTATGGCGCCTATTGCATCGAGCGTAACCCGGGCGCGAACGTGTTGGTTACTGCTTATAATGAACGCATCGCGAGGCGCTTCAGTCGGAAGTCACGACAGATTGTTTCGTCCAGGACAAAGCTCTCGAAGGACAACGCTGCACAGGACGAATGGTCAATGCCTGAAGGTGGAACCTTTATGGCGCGTGGTGTTGGCTCTCCTCCGACTGGTGTGGGCTTCAGACGCATCATCATCGATGACCCGATCAGGAGTCGCGAGGATGCCGAATCTGCGTTGTTCCGTGACAAAGCGTGGGACTGGTACACGGATGACCTTTACACGCGCCTTGAACCGAAGGGCGCTCTCATCATCGTCTCGACACGCTGGCACCATGATGACATCACCGCTCGCGCAATCTCATCGGAGCCGCATCGATGGACAGTCCTAAACCTGCCGGCGATTGCGGAGGAGTCTGACCAGATCGGTCGAATGCCTGGCGAAGCTCTCTGGCCTGAACGGTACGACGTCAAGGAACTCGGACGCATCAAGGAGGTCATGGTCGCGAACTCAGGAGACTATGGCTGGAGTGCTTTGTACCAACAACATCCGACACCACGCGAAGGTTCATTCTTCAAGACTGAACGCATGACCATCGAGCAGGCGACACCGAACATCCAGAAGATGTCTCGCGCCTGGGACCTCGCAGCCACAGCGGGGAGTGGAGACTACACCGTCGGCGTAAAGATGGGCCGTGATACTGATGGTCGTATCTGGATTCTGGATGTCGTGCGGGGGCAGTTTGACACTGACCAGCGGGATAAACTCATACAGCAGACAGCTGCACTTGATGGCAGATCAGTGAGAGTAAGACTACCACAGGACCCCGGGCAGGCTGGCAAGAGTCAAGCGATGCACATGCTCAGGCTCCTGCATGGCAGTTCGGTCAGCATCAAGCCAGTGACTGGTGCGAAGGATACGCGAGCGGAACCGTTCGCATCGCAGGTCGCTGGTGGAAACGTGTACATGGTCACAGCTTCGTGGAACAAGCAGCTGCTCGATGAGCTTCGCGTGTTTCCCCTGGGGAAGAATGACGACATCGTCGATGCTTTGACGGATGCGTACGACGAGCTGGTCGGTCGTGGCGGTGGGTGGGGTGCATTGTAACCGATGATAGGAACACAATAGGATTATGGGACTCTTTGACCGCTTTCTCGGAAAAGCAACGGCCTCGCCATCTGCACTGCTTCCGCCTCCGCTAATCCAGCGACAGACGTCCTACTTCACTGGCACTGGTAACGGAGACTTTTGGAGTCTCCTGACACGCAACCTTCCAGGTTCAAGTTTCAACTGGAGGAACCAGGCTGGCGACCTGATGCTCAACAGCATCGTGGCCATTGGCATGGACTGGTACATCCGCAACTGGAGTCAAGGTGTTCCTGTCGTTCGGCGTCCGATGCCTGATGGACAGGTCGAGACTGTAGCAGATCACCCGATTCTACAGCTGCTCGCACAGCCAACACCTAACGTACCGCCTTCACTGGTTTGGTCATGGGTTATCCCTGACTATCAACTCCTCGGAAATGCTTACTTCCGCAAAGTTCGCGTGTCTGGTCGTGTCGTTGGTCTTCAATACCTAGCGGCTGACATGATGCGCCCAGTCGGTAATAAGGTCAACCCGTTGGTGAAATACCAGTACACGGTTGATGGCACGTCGTACGACATCGCGCTCGAGGACCTGATCCACATTCGGTACGGTCGAGATCCACAGGACAGTCGCTTCGGTCGCTCTCCTGTCACGTCTGTTCTTCGAGAGATCGCGACAGACAACGTCGCTGCGAGTGCCGCATTCGGAATGGTGCGACACGGTGGTATGCCATCGATGATGGTCGGACCAGACTACAAGGGAGGCGTGGAAGACCTCAGCGAAGACGATGCACGTCAGACAAAGGCGAAGCTACAGCAGGACTTCACGGGTGATTCCGCTGGTTCTGTCCTGGTGATGACTGGACCATTCAAGGTCGAGAAGGTCAGCCACAAACCATCCGAGATGGCGTTCGATGAGATTCGTCGCAAACCGGAGGAGCGTGTCTGCGCTGCCATCGGTCTCAATCCTTTGGTCCTTCAACTCGGTAGCGGTCTCGAGAGAGCCACATACAGCAACCTTGAGCAGGCTACACGTTCGGCATGGACCGACGGAATGATTCCGCTGATGCGTCAGATGGCCGAAGCATTGACCATTGCACTCCTTCCAGACTACGAAGAAACTCAGCCTGGTGATTATCTCGAGTTCGACGTGACAAATGTGCCGGCGCTTCAGGCTGATCTGAACGAGGACGCTGAACGCGCCGAGCGATTGTATAAGGCTGGCATCGTGGACCTCGCAACCGCGAAGCGTGTCGCAGGCGTGGCGCCTTCGGATGATGACGAAGGTTATTACCATCCGACTGCTGTCCCTGTGCAGATCGGCGCTCAGGAACTTCTGGTCCCTGATGCTACGCCAGTCTCGACAGCTCGAACTGCCGATGAGACTGCAAAGCTGGTCGGCGCTGCTGGTGCTTTGATTCGTGCTGGCTTTGAGCCAGAAGCAGCACTTCAGGCTGTTGGCCTCAACAGCATCCAGCACCTCGGCCTGTTGCCTGTCACGGTACGCCAGGAAGAGACCAAAGCATTCGATGACGCATCTGAGCCAGGACTGAAGTTTATCCCTTCCAAAGAAATGAAGGAGGAAGCACAACGCGCCATTGAGTGGCGTGATGCTGGTCGTGATGGCGGGACCGCTGTCGCATGGGCAAGAGCAAACCAGATCGTCAGCGGAGAAAAACTCAGTGAGTCGACCGTCCTTCGGATGTATTCGTTTTTCCGACGTCACGAAGTAGACAAGCAGGCCGAAGGTTTTCGACCAGGTGAAGATGGTTATCCATCCGCCGGTCGTGTGGCATGGGCTGCATGGGGTGGCGATGCTGGATATCGCTGGGCTACAGCTGCGCGTAAAGAGATTCTCAAGAAGATGGCACCGAAGGAAAACGGGAAGTCATATCATCCGTACTATGGTTACGAGCTGACAGACGCCGATGCCTGACATCTATCAAGTCAATGAGTCCTACCGTAATCGGCTAAGATTCCGTGAGAACGAAGCACTCGTGGAGATGCGCCGAACATACGGTGTTCTTCAAGCTGACAACCTCCAGCGCCTCGAAGCGGTGACAACAGCCATCGAGGAAGCACAGGCAGCAGGTGAGGACATCAGTGGCCTCAGCGAGTACATGCTTCGTCTCGAGGCTCTCAACACTCAGATGGCTGAACAGGTCACGCGCTGGGCGCCACAAGCGACCGACATCGCAACAGGCGGACAACGACGCGCAATACAGCTGTCGCTCGACATCCAGGAGGACCTTGTGCGAGCGGTCGCTGGTGTTCCTGATTCGGTCTCGCTCACTACTGATCTGATGTGGAACAGACTACCAGTTGAGGCCATTACGAACGTGGTTGGCTTCGCCGCTGACGGGTCACCACTCGGTCTGCTGTTTGATGCCATCGGTCCATTCTCGGCAGACCATGTCACCATCGGTATTGCACAAGGTCTCAATCCTCTTCAGGTAGCACGACGCATGGCGCGAACATATGAAACGCTCGCACCATCACGAGCTGCTACTATCGCACGGACAGAGATGATTCGTGCAAACCGCGAAGCTCAGCGCCAGACTTTCGAGGCGAATCTGTCCATCGTCCGTGGCTGGCGTCGCATCTCAGCGGGGGATGTGAACGTGTGTCCTGTATGTTGGTCGCTTCACGGTGACCCGAATCCAGTTGCAGATGTTGTACCTTCGCATCCAAACTGTAGATGTACGGTGATTCCGATCACGCCGACGTATGCTGAACTTGCAGGACTTCCGCCAGGGAGTTTCGATGAACCGGAAGAACTGCCGGACAAAGAAGAGCAGTTTCGTATGTTGAGCGAGGCGGAGCGTCGGCAGGTCTTAGGGCCTTCGCGGTATCGTTTGTGGGAGACAGGTACACCTCTCAGTGCATTCGGTAAAGTAGTTCCGAATGAACAGTGGGGACCACAGGCCGTGGTCGTGCCGGTCAAGGAGTTATGATGCAGACACTGGTGAGCTTCGGAAGTGCAATCAAAGCGGACGATAAAGGTATTGTGCGTGGTTACCTGGTGCGCTTCGG